CAAATTTTCTAAATAAAGTTTTGCTCTTTTGTAGTTTTGCATCTATTAGACTCCCATTTAACTAAATCGAATCTAGTAACCAGATAATCTTTTTTATTAAATAATTTTACATTATTAAATTGTGTAAATACCATATCTGGACCATAAACAAAAGCAAGACAAGTCCCATTTTTAACAATCCATCTAACACGAGAACCTTCTTCCTGATTAAATTTATACCATTTTTCAGGACTCATATGATATGACACTCTTTGTGAGGGAACAGTTTCTTCATATTTTGAAACTAATTTTTTCCAATCTGAATTTTTGTAAATAAGATATGTGATTAAATACTGACTTGCTCCATCTTCTGGGACACGACCTTCAAGATATGTATATATAATTGTCCCAATTGTTCCAACTCCAACTCTAAAATTATATTTTCTCGCTTTATATTGCCGAGATAATATTTTGAGTTCTTCTGCATCAGTTAATTCACGATTGAACTCTTGAAGGAATTTGTTCATCATCAGTATCTTCCTCTTCCTTACCGGTTAAAACATAATTTGATGCCTTTTTTCCAGTATGGGGAGAATCCATGGGAAAAATAGACTCACTCTTTTGTATGTCTTCTAAATACTCATCAAGTGTTTTCATAATATTTACCAAAGGTTTTTATTTTAAATTTGTTCTAAAAGGTAGGTTTAATTAGAAGTTAAAATAGGGCAACTATCATAGTCGCCCTATTCTATTTTATGATACAAAATTCAATTAAGAATCTTCTCTTTTTTGAATTGGCTTCGCCTTATCGTTTGAAATTGAAAGGGCGCGGAAATCTTTAAGATCATTTGCAAGTTTAGTGCTGAGCTTTCGAGCTTTCAATGCACTGGTTTTGCTACCTCTTCCCTCTTTTCCTTTTTCAGCTTCATCCATGAAGTCTTCAAATGTTTCTCTCAAACCTGAGATCATTGCATCATACTTTTCGCCTAATTCGGACATAATAATTCCTCCTACTTTTTGTTAAGTTAATAAACGTCCTTCGAGTTTCATTTTAAATTAATGGCTCATTTATATGTTCTAATTACTGATAGGGATTAGAATTAATACGAAAAAAATTCCCCCGATTAGGGTTCACTACGTCCTAATCGAGGGAATGGTCCGTGCCAGGTAGCGACTGCTGGCGGTGCCTATACTATTTTAAATGCTCTAATTGATTCAAATAGGTTTCAGTTATATTTTTACCTTTATAACCAACGATAACTTTAACCATTTGTTTCCAAGCATGTGGATTACCTGTTCTCGCATCAACGGAAGCTGTAAATGATCTAAAAGAAACATTTATTTTATTATCATATTTATATAATTTACAAATATAATCATAAACTTCTCGTTTTATTTCATCGGATACTTTTGGATTTACATATTTTATCAATCCATCTAAAGATGCTATTACTTGTTTTGTATCATAATAAACTTCAAATGCTGGAGATCGACTTAATAAAGCAGGATCAATTTTAGATTTAGGTAAATTAGTAATTAAAATTAATTGACCTTGAAATTCAAATTTATCTGGAGTCCCACTTCGTTCAACTCCACCATTAGATGCCATTTTCTTTTCTCTTGGTAATGATATAATTCTTTTTGAATAAGTATCAGTAATTGCTTTCAAAAGATTGACTGTATCTTCATTCATCAAAGGAGTATCAAAATCATCCAATATTAACAGTCTTTTCCGATGTTTATATAATAGAGCATATGTTGACTCTAAACCTAATGAGGAACCTTTTTCGATGGAATAATCAACTCTTGGCTTGAGTCCCATAAAATGCAATGTTCGTCTCACTGTATATGTTTTAGACATACCAGGAGGTCCACAAATTAATAAGGCATTTGCTTTTTTATTTGCTACGTGTCTAATATATTCAGTTAAATCACTAAACATGGCAAATGCAGGATCTTTAAATCTTTGCCCATTAAATAATTCTTCATTAATTTTTTGTTCAGCTTTACCTTCAACATATACTTCAGTTAACCAATTTTTAAGTGATTTGATCAAGAAGAAGAATTTTTGAATCCAAGGAATTATAAACAACAAACCAACTAAAACAAATAAAGGAATAAAAGGAATAATTAATTCAGGATCCCTTTTAATAGTATTAATTACAAGTTCAGCCATTCCTTCATTGATTTGCTTACCTTCAATATTTTTTCGTATTACTGATTCTCTTATTTTGCTTTTAATTTTATATTTTGTAGTAACAACTCCTTCTCCAATAAACTGAGCAACTTGTTCATCTTTATAATTATCTCGCAAAGTAAATGTTGCAACAGGAGCTAACTGTAAATTATGAAAAATGACTCCATATAATTTAGAAAAACTTTTTTGTCTGCAAGCTAATGAAACCATTTTGGGCATATCATTATTTTTACCATCAAATAAAAAGAATTTTTTGAGATATAATTTGCCTTGAGGTCGTGTATTAATTTCAGATATCCCAGGAACTTTGGTTATCTTTTTAATTCCTTTTAATTTGTATTTAGTGAGATCAAGCATAATTATTTCTCCGATTGATTAATTTATATTTTGTTCATAAAGAAAAGCGACACCCAACATATATGAAAGGTGCCGCTTTTCAATTTAATTACTTAATGAATAGATTAAGTTCGATTTTCTCAACAACTCTAGTTGGCTCAAGAATACAATCAACATGAAAAGTTTTTCGTTTCTTTTCATATTCAGTAGCTGAAACATCAACACTGTAATTATATAGACCTCTTGCCTGTTTGATTTGCTCAAGAAATTCAACAATCTCACCTGCAACTTTAGACCAGGTGATTTCATCATTGAGTTCAAAGATATAAAATCGGCAGAATTGCTCAAGTGCTCTCTTAATATAAAGAACGAGTCTAACAATATTAAGATCTTGAAGTGCACTTGGTTTTGCCTGAGTTGTCAATTGACCCCATACCACATAACCTTGATTAAATCTTACAATTGGGTTAAGTTGTTTGAGATACATTTGATCTCTCTGACCTTGTTTAGGATTATACCTTAATTCTTTAATTATATCAATTGCACCTCTTGTAAACCCTGCAACTGCCCACCATATCTCAGCAACATTATCGTTACGAGGCAGCAAGTAAGAGATGTGATACAATGGTGACACCCAAACGTCTTGACCAGTAAATGGGTCATAAATCTTATTATACTCCTCATACAATGCAGTAAAATAATTATTGAATGTATGATTGTGGAGTCTTTGTTGAATCGACGCATTGAATGTTGGGTTATCTCCATTATCAAGAACAGTAACACAGTCACGTCTTGTTTGAACCAATGTACTAATTTGAGTCTTAACATCAGTTGGATAACCACCATCAAATACACAAGTGAAATAATAATTCTCAGTATCAAGAATATCTTCACTGATAAGTCCAGCATAACCTTGTGCTAAGAGCTGAGTTGCAATTCCTGTGTCAAGATCACCTGCTGAATCAAGTAATGATCCATCAGAACCTTTTCTCATTGGGAATGGCTCAGAGTCAGTATAAGCAGATGCAATATTTGGATCTGATCTTTTAATCATATAACTGATTTCAGAATCAACATCAAAGTTAGCAGTATCGCCCATCCAATTTTGAGTTGCTGTATCTAAGTCACGTCCATCATAAATTTCTGCAACTTCACCATCGAGTCCAGCAGCTACTCCAATCCAACCTGAAATTTCATTACCCTTACCATCTTTTGCAATTACCATGTAAGCGGCATTACCGGTTGCTGGATTTGTTTGCCAATCATCAAAGTCTTGTTTGTTATCTGCAATTTCAGCAGCACCAGCTGAAAGATCAACTGTTGTAAGACCAATATTTTTATCATAAATTCTTGCCATTAAGTCATAACCTGAAGTGTATGCTTCAGAAACTAATTGCATTTCAAATCTTAAAACTTGAGAATAAAGTTTAAGAATCTCAGTGATAAAGATTGATGATCCTGCTCCATCAACTGCTTTAGGATTAAATGAAACTTCAAATGATTCGATAATTTGATCATCACCATCTGATTGTTTTTCATAAATGTCCATTACATAAACATCACTAATCATTGGATTAGCAACTTCAGTAAATCTGACACCTAATTGATTGTAATACTGACCTCTTCCAATTGGATAAAGAAATCCAAGAGGATAAACATCGCCTGATTGCTCAAGGTTTGTTTGAAGTTCAGCTTTTGAGTTAACACTTTCAACATAAGTCAACTGAACAGATGCAGTTGCATCAGCAGCAGCCATAACTCCATCAATCCTGATATTTGAATATGCAGCATCTTCTGGGAGACATCTCATGTAATAAAGTGCACCTGATTCGCCAAGGAAGTTGTATGCAAAATACTGTCCTTGACTGTATCCTTTACCATAATCGGTAATGTTTGGTTCGCCATACTCTGATACTAATTCTGCTCTTGATCCCAAGAATTTAAGGACGTTATCCTCGCCCTTAGGAACTAAAGTACACATGCACCCGATTGTACTAGGTACTGCTTGCACATAAGCAGAAAGATCAATAATCTTCGTATAGACACCTGGGGAGATATTTGTTGCCATAAATTGATCCTCCGATTTGAAAATTAACTTGTTTGTTTGTCTCTAATAATTCAGTTTCTATAAATTTAACAATCCCCATTCTGTCTCTAAATACTCTAAATTTTCCTTAGTAATTTTTTCTTCAATAATTTTAAACTCAATATAATATAACTTAAAAATATAAATACCAGACGAAAATTAATTGTCTGTTTGTATTTTTTACAATGGTCGGAAATGTTACCCGACTAAATAAGTGAAATGGACCAGTGTACCCCCCAGCACCTGATTCGGCAGTAAATAAACCTGCTTCACTTATATGATGCCCATTTGCATCATCCGATCCTAATGTTGTAACAACACGACCAAGTAACCAAGCATTTGAATTTTCAGGGTCTTGCTCATATTGAATATTATCAAACGGATGCTTATGATATGCTCCATCATAAAAGTCAGCGCATGTTGCATCAGTTGCATTTATACTGACTGCATTATTCAAATCAGTATTTTCATTTGCAGGTGACACAGGATCAAAAGGATCGCCTGGCAATGTTCCTCCATCGCCTACTCCGAACCAAGTGATAAATTCATTATACGTTGCTGTTATGTTTCCATTTGGAGTTTTTAATGC